TTTTTTTTTTTTGTATTAATTATTTTTGTATTAATATTTTTTTTATTATGAGTTACTCTAATTACTTTTTTAATGTGTGTATTACTTTTAAAATTTATATTTTTATTACTTAAAAAATCAGTTAATAATTTTATTTTGTATTTAAAAATTAAATTATTTAATAAATTTTTAAAATTTTTATTTTTAATTATTATATTTAATTTTTCATAATTAGTATTAATCTCATTAAGTTCCTGATTTTTATAATCATTAAAATTAATTCTATACAAAGTATCAGAATCAATTAATATTATACTAATATAATTACTGTTGTTACACCATTTAAAAAAATCATTTATGATGTTATAGTTATAAATGTATTCTTCATAATTATTATATTGTAATAAAAAATAACTATAATCAAAAATATATAATTTGTTTATAGATGTATATATATTAAAATAAATAATATTAATTAATAAATTGACATTTGATATATTAGTGTTTTTAATTAAAAAATTTTCAAAATTAGTATTAAATTTTTTATTATTATAAAATACTAAATCGTATTTCTCAGTATTTATTTTATGTTTTTCCGTAATTAGTATATTAAATATATTACTATTATAACTTATTTGATTATTATAATTTAAAACAAAATTAATATGAGGAATTTTATTATTAATATATTTATTATGTGAAATAATGATATTATTATTTTTAATTATATTTTTATATATAGATTCATGATATGTTTTATTAGAACTAAATAAATAACCTTCATTATTTTTAAAAATTTTATTAAATTTTAATAAATTATTAGAATATTTTATATAACTAATATTATTCATAATAAAATTGATTTATTATATTATAATATAATAATGGAAGAAATTTTAACTGATATTGAAATTATAGAAAATAATGATAATTCATTAAAAGATTTTTATATAGAAAATGAAAAAACGGAAATATATAATAATTTAATAAAATCAAGTGAAAAAAAATATAGAATAACTAAATTTGAAAAAGCAAAAATAATTGGAATACGTGCTACTCAACTTGAATCAGGAATAGACACATTACTAGAGTATGATAGTTTGAAAACTTTAAATATTAATAATAATTTGGATATAGCAGAACATGAATTTAAAAAAGGTTTAATTCCAATTATAATTAAAAGAAAATTAGCAAATGAAAAAAATATTTACATACAATTTAATTATAATAATTTTGAAAATTTAGATACGATTTAATAATAATTTAATTTATAATATTTGTTCTGATACTATATTTAATGTAAAATAAGAAATTGCAACCATAAGAGCAATTATAATATAACCAATTATATTTAATAAACCATCAGTATTTATTTGTGGAATTGTTTTAAATAATGAATGAGTAAAATTATTATTTATTACTAATACAACTAAAAATACAATTAACGGTTGTTTACATTTATTAATTAAATTATTAATAAATGATGTAGATTCATTAGAGTCGGTAAGTTCTGTATTTTCAAAATTATTATTATTATTTACTGCATTATTACTTACTGCATTATTACTTACTGCATTATTACTTACTGCATTATTACTTATTGCATTATTACTTACTGCATGATTACTTACTTCATTGCTATTTAAATTTAATTCTTGATTGTAATCATTTATATCATTCTGTTCATACTCATTTTGTAAGCTACTAAGAATATTACCAACATCTTCATCTAATTCATCACTACCTGAATTTGGTAGATTATTAATTGTACTTGACATTATAAATTATATAATTATATTATTAATAATATATAAACGAATACTATTATTTAAAATTTAAAAAGTTTTCTAAATTTATTTTTTATTTTTTATTTTTTGTTTTAAATTTATATTTAAAATATAAAAATAAAATTATTATTAATAATAGTATTATTAATATAATAATATTAAAATTAATTTTATTATTATTTACTATAAATAATTCATTTTTTAATTTACTATTAAATAAATGTTTTCGTGTTTCAATTTTCATTATATATTTATATTTTTAAAAAAAAATAAATAATTATACAAAATTAATTTATAATACAGCAGCTGTATCTCTTTCTTCATCATTTCTTAATAAATACATTAGTAAAGCAAAAGATAAAGCACCAACAAGTGCTAAACCTACATTTTGTGTAGCAACAAAAGCAATAGATGACAATAATAATACTCTTGTTAAAGGATTATTACCTAAATCTTTTATTACTTTTGGAACAAATACAATTCCTAAGCTTCCAAATATCATTTGAAACATAAAGATTAATGTAAATATTAATGGTTGAGTTAAAGTATTATTAATTGTATTGAATACAACATTATTTCCACCATTTTTAACTATATTACTCATACTGTCCAAAATAGATATCATTATATAATAATAAAAGAAAAAAAATTTAATTAAATTAAATTAATTAATTTAGAAGAAAGGAGCTACATCTCTTTCTTCGTCATTTCTTAGTAAAAACATTAATAAAGCAAAAGCAATAGCACCAACAAGTGCTAATGCAATATTTTTAGTAGCAACAAAACCTACACATGTTAATAAAAATAATCTTGTTATAGGATTATTAGATAAATCTTTTATACATTGTGGAACTAAAACAATACCTCTTCCACCTTGTGTACCTTGTAAAGCGACAATACAAGGAAAAATTATAAAAGGATTACTTAATAAATTATTTATGGAAGCCGGTGCTAAATTTGCTATTTGTGCTGAAATATCATTAAATAAATTCATTATATAATAAGTTTAGAAAAAAAAAATAAATTTAATTAATTATTTTATAATACTATAATTTTTTAATATAATTTAATATATAAAATAATTATTTAATTAAAAATACTTAAAATTGATTTATTATCTATTATATAAATACAACAAATGGCTTTACTAACTGAACGAAAACAAATGCTTGATATTTTAGACCCAGAAAACGAAAGATATACATTATTTCCTATACAAAACCAAGAATTTTGGGAAAGTTACAAATATGCTCAATCATTTTATTGGTCTGTTGAAGAACTTGATTTAAGTAGAGATTTAGATGATTGGAATAAATTAAATGACCAAGAAAGATATTTTATTAAAATGGTACTAGCGTTTTTTTCAAGTAGTGATGGTATTGTAAATGCTAATATATCAACTAATTTTGTAGATGAAATTAAAATACTTGAAGCTAAAATGTTTTATCATTTTCAAGAAACAATTGAAGATGTCCATAATGAAACATATTCATTACTAATAGATACATATATAAAAGACGAACAAGAAAAATATAAATTATTTAATGCTATGAAGACTATTGATTGTGTTAAATTAAAAGCGGATTGGACTTTAAAATATTTAAATAAAAATTGTTCTTTCGCGGAAAGAATTTTAGCATTTGCTGCTGTTGAAGGTATATTCTTTAGTGGAAGTTTTTGTGCTATTTATTGGTTAAAAAAAAGAGGTTTAATGCCTGGATTAACTTTTAGCAATGAATTAATATCAAGAGATGAAGGATTACATACAGATTTTGCGTGTTTAATTTATAGTTATTTAGAAAATAAATTAACACAAAAACAAGTTTATGAAATTTTTACTGATGCTGTTAATATTGAAATTGAATTTATTACTAATTCTTTACCATGTAATTTAATTGGTATGAATAGTACTTTAATGAGTCAATATATTAAATATGTTTGCGATAGAATACTACAACAATTAGGTTATAATAAATTATATAATGTTAAACAACCTTTTGATTTTATGGAATTAATTAGTATGAGAAATAAAGTTAACTTCTTTGAAAAAAGAGTTCAAGATTATAAAAAACCTACAACTAAAAAAAAATTTAATTTAAATGCTGATTTTTAATTATAATGTATAATGTATTTTCCATTTCTAATTTTAATAGATGTAAATTATATTAATAGATATTTTTTATTATATTTTATTTAATGTTTCTACTTTTTACTATTTTTTACTTCTTTCTGTGTCTTTTTTATACTATTTTTTTTTATATATTTTTTTTTTATACTATTTTTTTTTGCTCCCTTCTGTTTTTTTTTAATAATAATTTTTTCATTTTCTACATTTTTAATAATAGATTTACCCGTAATAGGTGTATTTTTTATACATTTATCTATAATGAATAAATTATCTTGTAAATAGTCTTGAACTTTTTTTGGTTTTACATTATACATATGTAATAAAAATTCTTTAATCATTAATAATGCATTATCTTTACTTCCAATTAATTTTCCATTTTCATCTTTTTTATTACCATAAAAATCTTTTATTATTATACCATTCATTTTTTGATTTTCTACTAAATTTTCATTTAAATTATCAATTAATATAATTTTATCTAATGATACTTTATTTGCACCCATTAGTAACTTATTATCTATACTTAATATATCAATAGCTCTTTTTTTTAATTTTCCTTCCTGTAATTTATATTTAATTTTATCACTAATTAATTCCCTAGTAACTGTTTTTAAATCTTTGTACCTGCCTCCTCCTGTCATACTACTACGGTAAAATAATTTAATAAATTTATCATAAATTCCCATTTTTTTTAACATTTCATCAGCATATGATTTTGTTGCTGCAGTAAATACTACCTGATGAAAATTGTTTCCTAATTGTGTAATTACTTCTTTAGCATATGGTCTTGGATATAAATTATTACCACTAGTATTAAATAATGTTTCATCTAAATCCCATACTAATATATATTTTTTATCATTATTTTTTTTAATCATTATATATATATATATAGTATATATTTTATTCAAAATTTATACATAGTAAATTTTTTGTATCAATAGGTTGATAATTATTACATACTAATGTTATTAATTTATATATAATAAATTTATTTTTTTTACTATATTTTTCACGGGATATTATTGTATAACCTTTACTTTTTAAAAACTGTTTTAATATTGTTATTATATTTTTTTCATTTAAATCATTTAAATAAGTACGAGCTTTACAAGGTATATAATATTTATTTAATTCTTCTTTAATTTCGTATATTTTATTAACACTGTCAATTTTTTTTAAATCTTCGCGTGAGAAATGTCTATCATCATTTATATTTTTTAAACCAAAACAATTTAATAATTTTTCAATAATATTATCACAAGGTTCTTTTTTAAATAATTGACTTTTCATATTTATTTTATTAAATATATTTATTTATTCAAAATCTATTTAAAAATTAATTTATTTATACTATATAATGATTAATAATTTTATATCTATAAATTATAATTTATGTTGTGCACGATTAAAAAATAATATTTTTAAACAATGTAATAATAGTAATATTTATTGTGACAATTTATGTAAAAAACATTATAATTTATATGAAAATAATAAACAATTAGTTAAAATTAATGATAATTTATTTGAATATAATTATATTAATAATTTATTAAATGATAAACAAAAATTATTAAATAGAAAATTTTATAATTCAAAAAATAATTTTACTTTAATTAAATATATATTATTATTTTTACTTAAAAATGATAAAAATTATAATATTAATGATATAATAAATAATACAACTAAAAAATTTATTGTACCTTTATATTTAAAAATAATTAATCAATATATATATTATAACAATTATATAAATTATATAATTAAAATACAGTCTCTTATAAGAAAAATATTTATAAAAAAAATTTTTTATTTAAAAGGTCCTGCTTTATACAATAGAAATAAATCTATAAATTGCACTGATTTTTATAGTTGTGAAGATATAAATACTATTAATTATAATTATTTTATTTCTTATCAAGATATTGATTATAAAATTTATTCTTTTGATATTAGAAGTCTACATATTTTAATATGTAATTCCCAAAATAATCCTTACAATAGAAATATTATTCCTACAAATATTATTAATAATTCTAATTTTTTAATTAAATTTTTAAAAAATAATAATATAATTGTTAATTATCCAGAGGATAATTTAACAGAACAACAATTGTTTAATAACAAAGTTATTACTACGTTTCAAAAAATAGATCAATTTAATTATAATACTAATATTAATTGGTTTACTTCATTATCATTTAGTAATCTAAAACAATTTTGGATATTATTAGAGGATATTTGGAATTGGAGAGCTAATCTCACTAATGATGATAAATATAAAATAATACAAAGTAATATTATTTTTAAATTTTTTTATAAACTTAAAACAATTAATAATTTAAAAATATTACAAAATTACATTCTTGATGATATTAATATTTTAATTAGTAATGGTATAACTCATTCAGATACATCGAATGGTATATTATACGTTTTAATCGCATTATCTAATATTTCTATTGATTGTGGTTCTTCAATGCCTTGGTTATTGCAAACTAACTTTACCGTATAGAACTTAACCTTATAATTTTACTTAAAACTTAGTAAAGTTTTATTATAATCTTTTTTAATTGTTTTTATACTGGATACTGATAATTCTCTTCTTTTTTTTTCTTTTTTCTCACCTTTTTTAAAATAATTTTTTTTTAATGAATTATGCATATCTTTTTCAATTATATTATAATGCTCCTTTATATATTCTATAATATTATTTTCAATTGACCATTTAAAAAAATTCAGTTGTCCTATTGTAGTTATTATATAATTATTCTTACTATGATAAAAATATATTCTTTCCCTCCTACAAAATGGATCAAAATTTTTTTTTGAATATGCTTTCAATTGCGATTTATAATTAATATAAACTACAAATCTATCATTATTTACATTCCAACTTATATTATTTTTTTTAGAATAATTTGTAACAAACCAATCTATTATCCTTAATGAAATTTGAAAACTATTATCTAATATTTTAATTAAATAATTAATATTATCAGAATTAAAATAATTAGAAATTTTAAACATTAATATATCATTTTTCTTTTCAATTATCATTTAATTAAAAATAATTATCTAATTACTTTTATATTAATTATTAATTAATATAATTAAATTTAATTAAATTTAATTAAATTACAAAAAAAAATATTTTATATATATATATAGATGTTGTCTTTATTTGGTGGTAAGAAAAGAGCCTCAAGAAAACAATGCAATAGCATGAGAAGAAAATCCTGTAAAAGTAAAAGAAACTCTAAAAGATGTTCATGGAATAGAAATAGAAAAAGTACTAGAAAACATAAACCGTATTGTTCCAAAAAAAGGTCAAGTGTAAAAAAATCAAGAAAATCTAGAAAATCAGCACCAAAAAGAAAATCAAGAAAATCTAGAAAATCAGCACCAAAAAGAAAATCAAGAAAATCTAGAAAATCAGCACCAAAAAGAAAATCAAGAAAATCCAG